GGAAGAGACAATACTCGCCCCCATAATGGGTTCATTTAACTGGTCTTTCACTACTCCTGACACAGAGAAACGTTCCTGTGCAAATGCTTGATAGTCAGATAGTGACATCAAGCAAATCATGAGATAAAAGAAAGTCCAAAACTTTGAAAATAATTTAACTTTCATAGATATTAAGTTTTAAAAAAATTGAGTATATGTTTTTCAGATGCAAAAATATGACATTGTAGATTATGACTATTTAAAGATAATATTAAAAGATTATACTATTTTGAATCATCATAAAAAACAGATTATCGATAGATAAAACAGCCAAATCTGATACTTAAAACATAAAAATAAGCACATTATAAAGCAAAAAGACAAACTAAGACAACAATTACCAATGATGGTAAAAACAAACTATGATAAAAAGGAGTAGGACATGCACTCTTAGAAATGTGCCACACATCAAAACCAAGCACTCAAATAATAACTTAATTAGCATTCATAGAACGTAATAGATGAAAGCCTTAAAGACTATAAATATAAATTTTATAATAAGCTTAGAAATAACTAAAAAGATTGTCCAGTTCAAACCAATTAGCTAACAGAAAACATAATTTGATGATTAACTATTCAGAAAAGAAGAGATAAATGACAACTCTATAAAAAACTACAATTTACCATAGACACAAAAGTTTGTCCTACACCTTATACATATTATATGAGGCATTTTCTTGCTTTTGATTTTCCTAAATTTGCTGATTTAGAAAAATCAAATATACTCTCATTAAACAATGAGTAATTCCAAAAATCATCTGTGTTTTTAAGTATGTTATCGGCAAACTGCTAGCTTGATGCCTATAATGTATGAACTTTCTAGTAGCAATAATGGTGATGAAGAATTGTAAACTGAGGATTGTCTATAGTTCTGCAACAACTATTCGCATATCTTGTGGTATAATAAACATTAAAGTTAAAACAACAAAGGACTAGTAAGGTAAACCATCCGTATCAAGATTACGAGCCACCTTGACGTCAAAAAATGTACTACACAAGAATTGATCAGTAGCAATGTCAGCCGAGGCTTCAATCGCAAAGATAGGATCCAAACAATTAGGATTAACCTTGTAAGTAACAAAAGTAACAGGAACAGAAGAGTCGATCTTATAATTAGAAGAGACATTCAACTGATTAACAATCGATTCATTACCATAAGAGATAACCCAAGAATTTAAATAATTTTAAAACCTCCAAAAGAGAAGTCAACGTCAGTCCTATAATCAATATAACGAGGAGCATAATCAAGAAGCGTGTTAGACGTTATAGTAGAAGGAAGACCATCAAGAACAGAGTCTAAAGGATTAAACATCTTGGCAAGAGGAACAGACTCCATACCAACGCGATCAAATTCAGCGATAGCATAATCTGTAGCATTTACCTTAGTGAAAGCTGAATTAACCATATCACTGGTATAGTCAAGAAGAGGCAGAAAGGTACTTAGGAGAATATTGTCCATGAATTACAATGATTCAACCCTTAGGAATAATAACTTACAGGTTAACCGAAGGCAGGATATATCGTAAATATATTACAACTGTTATAATAACCACTCACACGGCGTTTGCCTACAACTAACGAATACAATATTTTAGTGCATTTTTTTATTGAAAATCAGCAATATTACTTAAATAGGATATGTTTTAGAGTAAAAAAAATGTTGCATCTTGTTGACTGGTTAAAGGGTAGTTTGAATGCAGAGAAATATTGCAGAGTCCAGTTGCTCATAAAACAAAAGGGAGTAGATGAAGATGAGATCTCAGTGAGTATCGGGAGAAATTAGTTTCGATAGTTATCTTAGGTGTTTTCAAGCAGACGATGCCGGGCAAATGAAAGCAGAGACCTGTACATTCGAAGTAGTGTTAGTGATCATGTACTATAAACATATCAGTGAAAAATTGACATATATTCGGAGAGCGTCACACGAAAGGGAGGACAAATTATACACACCTCTTTATTTTTATATCTTTCTGATTATATGCAACTTACGCAATCCGTAATATTTATCCCCTTTGAATTTGTCCCCACCTTCACTGACAACAGGACACATGAAATGATATCACTATCTGTGAGTGTTACTGTAATCTTTTATCACCCATGTACGTCATGTGCTATACGGGCACGATAGACCCTTTTCCTGATCGCACTTCTCGAAATGCCATAATTCCTCTCAATATCTTTGTAGGTACATTCCTTTGCTTGGACCTTATTGTAGAAGCCCATGACCTCCTCAAGACTATATTTAGATTTCCGACCCGGACCGCCTGTATTGTCACCGCTCTCTTCAGACGGTTCTGTCGGTTCACCGAGATCGTTACTGCCGCCTTTTCCAACGTAGCGGAATTGATCTATTTTTGTACCGGCAAACTCCAATATGGAAACGGCTTCCTTGTTGCCATGCTTCAGTTTCATGAAGCCGAGTACACGCTTGTCAGAACCCTGTTTACAATATGTAAGATACAGAAAATTGTTCGTAAAACAAACATTCTTCTTGTCCCCTCTTACACTTGCCGGTGTCAAAGGACTGCTCAGTTTCCAGTCTGACCTGGCATGATAGACCTTAAGAGGTGTCAGAGGGCTACCCTTTTCCAGGCCTTGCTGACGGAGACAGTCCAAATCCGCACAGAACTGCCTCATGGCTTTAACACCCGCACGTTCTTCAAGCTTGGTATAGTTGTCAATGATGGCAACCACTCCCGAACCATCGGCCTTTTCCATCTCTTCCTTAATGACAGTGATAATATGGGCAGGAGTGATCCGGCTGCCGGCATATAATTTGAGGGTGGACAGATTATCAATAACGGAGCCATAATATTCCCTTATCTCATGGTTACTCTGCTCAAGAGAGAACATGACAACCGGCATCGGGGGGATGTCATGCCATTCTGAAGACAAGTTTACATCACAACGACCTCGCGCCAGAGCCATAGCAACCTGCATGACGAATACTGATTTTCCACAGTCGGTCGGACCGACAAGGCCGGTATCATAACCCTCACGCAGCCAGGAGAATCCAAGAGTCCTTTCCCGACTGACATGAACAATACCGTTCTTCAAAGCTTCGTGGTAGCTTTCAGGTATACTGTTCAAATGGAGATCGACAAGGGGCTGATTGGCTTTTGCCGCATCCCTCTCCTTGCGAAGTTCTGCACGCTTTTCCATTTTTTCAATATCAGCATTTTTCTTAGCCTCAATCTCTTCCATATGATGTTCGTGAACTTGTGTATTTTCCTCCATACGATGGGCGTGGTCCCGATCCTCCTCCCCCTTCTTACATTCAGAAATACGCTCAATTTCCTTCTGTTTGTTCGTAGACGCATTATTCTGCTCCTTAGTCTTAGCGTGAGATTTGATGAATGTAACAACACAACAAACAGGAACTACAACAACCAATATGCAACCTGACCCTATGAAGGCATATTTGATGCTCTTTCTGACACCCAGCTTTTCTATGGTTTCAATAATCCTGACCGGATCTAATTTTTTCATCATATATTATGTTTTTAGTTAGTGTGTGCGAAAATAAGCATTTACAGCCCCCGATATACCACCCGATAGAAACGATAGAAGCATTTGGGCACGATGATAGAAGCATTTATCAGGATGATAGAAACAATATCCAAACGATAGAAAGTGGATAGAAACAGAAATATACCCAAAACTGTGCATACTGTGATAAAGGGTATCCGGCATCAGAGGAAAATGGAGAACCAACGGACAGTATCCGCAGACATCAAGATGAACGCTTCCCTATAAAAAAGAGAAACGGCCATTCCTTTCAACCGGCAGAAATAAAAAGGAGGATCAAAAAAACAATCAGCTGCATTCAAAAAGCTCATCCAACAGGCCATCAACCGTTTCTTTGTCCGCAAAATTCAATTTGGAAGCCATGTCACTAAGATTATCGGAAGGACGCCAGCTCTCTCCTTTGACTATAAAGAACTTTTTAGTTTTGGAGTAGACATCGTTACTGGTAGCATCTTTACAATTCGGATCATGAATATCCTTACGAGTCAAACGTTTTATCAGATAAGCAAGTTCCTTCTTTTTCTTGTCCCAGCATACGGGCGACGTCTTCACAGGCTTGTCCTTACCGGAAAAACGAAAATGGAAAACGGAATAATCGGTATCAGGTGAAATAAAGCCGTTCCTTATCAATGCATTATAAAGGATACGGATCTTCCTCTCATCCAATGACAGGTTGGGGAAATAATCTTTCTTACTGATTGAAGTACCACAGGAAGAGGGGGCAGCAGGATCCGGTTGTGGTCCGGACGGAGAGACAGGCTCCTGCGGAGAAGGCGGATCCATTGAAAAGAGAGACTGCTCCTTTATATTTTTTCTAACACAATAATCACGGTATTCAGTCTGTATCTCATAGAGAAAAGACGAATGGCATAAATCATCATATAATCTGTCATTCACCTTACAATCCCGGGAACGGAGCATATCAAATATAAAATCCGAAAATTGCGAAGACTCCTCATCATAAAGGTAATAATGCGCAGAATAGATCAAGGTTATAAAATCAAGATATTTGTCATAAACAGGAAAACTTATAATACACCGGATAAACTCAGGAAATAATGCGGCTAAAGGAAGAATCGTTTTATGCGTAAGACTGTAATCACGCCAACGGACATAATTGGAGAAAGACTTCAAGGGCAGTTCCTTACTGACGATCAGGAAATCGCTTATATGGGATTGCAGGGCATGACGGTCCTCGCGTCTTAAAGACTGCCATTTCTTCACTCCCAACAAGGCAGAACCCAAGGCTAAATAGACGGAAACAAAAGTTACGCTCTTGCCTAAAACACCCGGAACATTCATAGATATTTTTGTCGCGGTTTTCCATAAAGTTTCATTGCTAAATCCATTAGCAGCCCGCTGCAAATAATTATCACCTCTCTCTAAATCCTGGCTCATATAAGAAGTTACCAGAAGAGCAAACAACTTTTCAAAGAAAGACAGAATGTATTGCTCAGAAGATGAACGATCCTCCTTCTGAAGAACAAGCAAATAATCACACAGCCTTTTTTTAGACCATGATTCTTCTATTATCTTGTATCGAAATTGATCCATTGGTATCTATGTTATAGATATTTACACTGCAAAGATACGACAGAAAAAAATATTTGCCACATTTCAGAGGATAAAATGTACGAAGAATATTACAAAAAAACATATTGTTTTTTATAACAGAAGAAATCCATTTCCCTCAAAATGCATACAAAGTGTAACTGACTTCAAGGAAGAATGTAAATACGCAAATTATATGGTAAGTGGCTGAGAATACGGCTATAATCTGCTCCTTGCTTGGCTCATGTAAGGAACGTAATGTTCCCCCCAGAGAGTGGCCGAATGATGTGATAAGCAAACTTCCTTATTATCTAGTTCCCAAATCAGACAGAGACTTGAAAGAACTGCTGCCGGATGTATGGAGAAAATAATCGGGACAGTTCCGGGAAAACGCAGGAAAAAGCGGGAAAAAGCGAGACTGCCACTCAAAAACAACCCTGAGATAAGTTGGTATATGAAAATTGAGAGGCACTTACAATGGAATGCACCTCACTAAAAAATCAAATACACAAGATGTAGTTGAGCAGTTGCTTACGAAATAAGCCTGAGTACTTATCTTTTATATAATGGCTCTAGCTGTAACATAAACTGTAACTTATAAGACATTTTCCTTTGATTATTAAAGTATTACATGCAACTGTAACCTATTCTTTATTCCCCAATAGTATAATTTGTAGTCTATTAAAATATGCCTTCCATATGCTTCACATAATAGGTTACACGACAATAATCCCCAAGAATATAAAGAGAAGCAAACTTTGATATCTTGCCTAATATAGTATTTGCCTTTAGCCATTTCAAAAACGGAATCTGATCACCTTCATTACATGATACAATAACAACATACATCCCGGAAATTCTGTGAAAATTCAGCATAGCCGATCCGGGATGAACATTGAAAAAAAGATAATACTAGTACCTTACCCTTATCAATATTGTAACCCATTTACAAAAACAGAAATAGGTTACAAAAGAAAGAAGGACGCTTCCTGTAGGAATAGGTATCAGCAGGATAATGGTGACAGGTTACACTGAGGTTCTTCCCGCTTGATACATTGCAGGTACTTATTGACAGTTTTTCTGCACAAACCCAAGGCTTTGGCTATACTCTCCTGTGTTAATCCGTCTGCATCCAGCTCCTGTATCTGCTGTAATTTCCCAAGTGTAACCTTTATGCGTTTGTCCTGCTTCACAGCAGAATCGGTTACCTCTTCCACCGTTTCAGGCTTCTCACACGAGAGAACCGACTCTAATGGGGCAACAGAGGTTCCGGTGACTTCAGACATATCTTTCTTGAGATCAGGAAAAGTGACGGGAGTTCTCCGGGATTTCACAGGTAAGGGTAACGCATCCTTTTCGTTCATCCTGCCGACATAGTGAAAAAACAGCCCGCCCTCTTTGCTGATCTTAAGAACAGGCACCTCTTCATTTTTCTCCCCGCTCCTTGATTTGACAACCTTAAGGAAACGGTATTCTCCTCCCTTCCGGCATGGGCACAAGGCTACAATAGTATGGGCTATATTCTTGAGTTCCTTCGTACCTATAATATCCTCCGAGTATACAGGTTTCCATGGTTTGTCTGTCTTAACGAAACTCAGAACAAAGACAGTCAGGCAATGACCTCCCTGCCGATAGTTTATTATAATACTTTTCAGGGATTTATAAAACTTCTGCATACGATGGGGATTGTCGCTTCCATCATAACATCCGGGATGGTCAATGATGATCGTGCGGTCTTCCCTGTATTTCCTTTCTTCCGCACGCTGACGGATGTACTTTTCCAAATCATCAATAGATGATATCTCTCCGGAAGGAACCACGGTAAAAGTGTCGGGATAGTTGACGTCTCCTCTCCCATAACGTTCATACAGTTCGTCTTCACCGTTTTCTCCGTCAAGGTACTCCACCCTCTGCTTCGTGGCATCCTACTTATCACCCAATATGCTCTTAACTATCGCATAGGGCTCGGATTCTTTACCCCCAGCCATCGCCAGACCCATTTCTACTGCAAAAACGGATTTTCCCATACTTGTCTGCGCACAGATTACATGGAGTTCTCCCGGGGCGAAAAGGCCTCGTGACAGGGACGCTGCGCTTTGCCCCTTGCTACGTCTGAAAATATCATTCAGTGTTATGGATTTGACGTTTTTAGAGGACTGCTGGCAAGGCTGAACCTCCTTTTCTTTCTTTGGGAAGTAAGCCTTAATAGTATTAAAAAAAATTACACCCTCTCTGATTAATTTTAGACATGCAGTACATAAAGCAACAACATTTGTAAGTTTTTTTTAAATATATTAGTTTTCATAGTTTTATTAATTAAATTCAGCTCCTATGTGCATAAAATGAAGAGGCTTAAAAAATAGGGCGCGAATATACTACTTTATTTCGAATCAGACTGTATATATGGAGAGAAATGCAGTCATTAACATATTTTACACTAGCCCCGTATGCTTTTGTTACAATCTCCCGTAAAATTTGTGCATTATCCCAATAGGGGCCTCTGTGAATTATACATCTTTTTATCATTTTACCATTAGGGAGAATAGATTGTTTCCCATTGTCTCCAAGGAATCTGCTTCTGAGTATAATTGTTATATCATAGAATAATGCTTCTCGGAAATTGGTTACAACTCCCATATAATATATCTTATATAACCCTTCTTGAGAATTTGTTGATTCGTGTGTTGTTGATAGGAAGGATTACAAAAAAGGCAGCCTAATAAGCTGTCTTTCATTTACCTTCAATCCAATTATCCACTTACATCCCAATCAAAAGAATAGACATAACCATTGATAGGTATATTTATAGTTAGAATCTTTCCCTTTTTTCTTTTAATGTTCATATATCCTATTATACCCTCATTGGGATGTACTGTTGTCTTCTTCAGATATCCTTGCCTTTTTATTTCCCTATCATTATCCATCATTTTACCCAATGTTTGTAGTTGATAAGATGATGCCATATTAGCTTGAAAAGCCACATTTGCATCATAATGATTGGTCACTGTTGTATAAGCGGTACCATTTGACGAATACGATGTGGAATAAGATGTAGAATATCCGGCACTTCCCGCACTAAGCCCAGAAGAAAAGCCATATAAGGCCATAGCCCAGTTTTGAGACTTTCTTATCTTTTTCTGAAATGCTTCATTTGTGTATACCATTAATTGATAATTATCTCCTCTATTAGTCAGCAAATGAGAAGTAACATCGTCCGGCGTAAATATGACCGACGAATCACACTGATTCTTGATGAAAATATCAACCCGATAATATTTTCCATAATCATCCTTCGTTTCATAAGTCGTAAGGCCAACAATAAAGCCATTCACATTTCTATATGCCCAAAGATTTCCATCATTATATTCTGTCATAACCGTAGAATCATTTTCTGATAGAATTAAAGTTTGTGCTTTGGATATTATTGAAATACACACAAAAAAAAATAAACATATATATTTCATACCTTCAATATAATTTAGATAAGTTACATCATAAGATGAGATTAAAATATAAATACGAAACTATAAATAATATGTGAAATATCCAAAAATAATTTAGCTGTAAAAAATAATAGAGAAGTAATCTACAAATACTAGCGTATTATATTTCCTTTTTCATTACCACATAATCAAATTACAGCTTATTCCTACCCTAACATGCCGACCGCCTGGATAACAAAATTCTACCTGTAAGCCTAACCCACAAAACTTCTTCTTCAGGATGATGGTATTGTCATTCGTCACAGTCTGATACATAGTTTTAGGAAACACTATCAAGCTGTCCTGTATCGGACGATATCCACTTACCATACACATTAAAGACTGTCTTCATAATAAGCCTGTGTACATTGAACTGCCGTGTCGCCTATACACATCAGGCTCACTGTCTGCATATCCTTTCGTGACCTCATTCCGGACAAGCATTCTCCAGCAACTCCATACAAAATGGAAAGTATAAAAAAAATCCCTGGACAAACTGATAGGTGTAAGTCCTTCATGCTTCAAGTGACTATATTTCCGGTAAATGCGAATCTACCTTAAAAGTAGCCCGTGAGAGCAGTCGGAAATTGAATATTGATGCCAGTATCGTATTAGGAGTATAATCCCGACAATTCCGAGATTTCCGACATCTGCATATATAAGATTGACGGCATTTTTATTTCTTGGGGTTAGCCGAAGGCGAAGAGTAAGTGAACGGAGTGAGTAATGACATACATAACTCCTGGAAGGAAATAAAAGTGTTATAAAAAAGTGTGCAAATCGTGTACATTTTATAATAGAAGTACATTTTTTTGTAAGCTTTTTATTTCATCCTTCGGCTATGTATCATATACATGTACTCTCCGTCTCCGACTTACCCGATGAAGAAAGAAAAAAAGAAGCCGGGGCATCCCTCAGCTTCTCTTCTTATAAAGATTTTCTATTACCCAAAACTCATGTTGCCATTGATTATCATATAACAGATCATAAACTTTCTTATTTCAGATTATACCTTCTGATTAATTTGTAAACCGTTGATTTGTAAAACCTGTATCCTTTAGACGTTACAAATCCTTCTTTATTAAGAATATCCGCTATCTCCTGCAGAGTATGTTCCTCTTTTACTAATGTACGCAACATGGCGACAGCTCTCCTGTTATTGGGATTGTTATCCGCTTTCTCCCTGCAGGTTCTGATACTGTTCTGAATTGCCTGTTCATGTTTATCCATTAAGTGTTCCGGATTACCCAGCCTGGAGCCTCTTGCCTTCTTAGCCTGTAGGGCAGATTTTGTTCTTGCCGCTATCAGTTCCGCTTCGTATTGTGAGATTGCCGACAGGATATGCAACACCATTTTATTGGCTTGCGGGAAATCACAAAACACGATCTCCACATCATTCTCCAGAAGATTTGACAGAAAGGAAACATTTCTTGCCAACCGGTCCAATTTGGCAACGATCAGTGTCGCTTCTGTTTTTCTGCAAAGGCTTAATGCCTCTTTAAGTTTGGGCCTGTCCTTTTTTCGACCTGATTCAATTTCAACAAATTCAGCAACCGGAGTTTTGTCACGAAGATATTTCTGTATAATTTCCCTTTGTGCTTCAAGTCCCAGTCCTGAATATCCTTGTTTCTGTGTGCTTACCCGAAGATAAGCAATATATTGATTGTTCATTGATTTTAAATTTTAATAGTTTTAACAGTGGTTCCACTGGCTAGATGGTCGTCTAATCTATGGAACTATTCATATTATTACATAAAAAAGACTTTCCGTGAGATTTTGAGTTCCTATAAACCCTGTTCTTTCACAGAAAGCCGTATTTTTAGATTCTAAATTTCTCAGAGATTCCCTAATACCCTATAATATCGTATGTATCAGAAATCCTCTTCTCATAGTCGTCCGTTTTCTCTACATTCTCGTCTATCACAGAAATGAGCATATCAAAGTAAACGTCTTCTATTATTTTTCTTTCTCCTTCAGAGTCAGGGATAAGATGTACTTTAAAGAGATCCTTTCCTTCATCGAGAATGATTCGTACCATTCCCGTATGCTTGAATCCCTGCACATGAAATTCCAGTCCGCCTTTGACCGGTTTTATCGTATCCATATCTACTCCCCATGACATTACTATAACGGGTTGTGTCTTTAGGATTGACCATATATATCCTGCCAGTTTCAGATCATAATTTTTGTTTTCCATATTCGATTGTATTTAAGTTGTAATATTCTGTATATATTCTCTGATAGTCTTCCATGTCCAGTTGTGGGAAAACGGAGTGATACATATAATAGAGGTCTTCCGCACTCCATAACTCCCCCTGATCGAGCAGGGCAAATATTTCATCCGTCGCTTCGTCAAATTCATCATAGATACCTCTTCGTCTTCCCGGTATTTCTGCCTGGTGTGGATAAGTGTCAGTACAATTCTCAATGATATGCTCTACCAGTGACAGACAGTTCATGAGGTCTTTCTTTATCGTAAACTCATGGTCCGTATGTGGTTCGTAATATCCACAGCTGAGATTGATGCAACTGACCTGAAGCCCCCGTTCCTTTAGTTCCTGCACATCCGTCATCATTCCATGTGTTTCCTTGTAACCGAACTTTTTATATCCGGCAGCTTTTAGGAACCCGGGAGAACATAGTGATGTCCAACCTATTTCATTAATAATATCCTGATATCCCCGTCTGTCAGGCTGTATAACAAATCGGCAGTCATTGAAAAAATCCATCACCGCTTTCCCTGAACCGACACATCCCACCTCTTCACTGACAAAGAATGCCAGTTTTAAGGTATCATACTTTTTCAGACATTTGAGTGCTATCCATATTCCGTTCTTGTCATCGGCTCCGAGTCCTTCCAGTCTTTTATTCCGGGAACTGTAACCGAATATGATTTCTCCCGTTTCGACAGTCATGAAGTCTTTTGAATGTAACCTCTGCACCTGGTCAAGATGTGCTACGATACAAGGGTATGATTCCGCCTCTCCCTTTGTTATATACAAGTTCCCGGCCGTGTCCGCTTCGATTTTGGTATCGATAATTCTCTTGGTATAATTCCATATAAACTTTATCATTGCCCGTTCTTTTTCGCTCGGGCTATAAACCTTGTATAATTTCTTAAGCAATTCCATAATTCTTATTTTTTGTGGGTTAAACATTTATTTCATTCATCTCGTATGCATAAGGCAGTCCTGTTTCTTCATCTATCCCGTCATAAAGTTTGCCGTTCAATTTATGAAGTTCTTCCGCTTCCAGCAGTCTTTGTGCTGACTCTACGGATATTGTCTTTCTTTCATATTCACAAAGGATATTGTTCCATACCCGGTATATGATTATGTCTTCTGTATGCTCATAGTATTCCTCATCATAGTCGGAATAATGCCAGTTTTCCTTTTTGTACTCCTGTTCCGCTTTCTTCCGGCATTCTTCACAGCAATAGTCCTCTTCCGTTATTTCTGAATAGTATTTATCCTCTTTCAGAAAATCCTCTTCACATTCGGAGCATGATAGTACGTCGGAGTCATGGTGGTATTCTTCCAGTTTTTCTATCCATGTAAATTCTCCCAGATTCTCTACATCACAATAATATTCCTGCCCATGATAATATACGGTGGTGGTTTCACGACAATTGTATTCATGGAAATCATCGTATTCCCCCTCACCATTCAAAGAACCGTCAGTAATATCAAGTGCGATGTCGCCACTTCCGTAATTGTCCGCTGTCCTCCCGGATTGATTGTACCATTTGAATGAATCCTGATAGCTTAGGGTATCGTCATAGTCCAGGTCACATTCTATCCTGAATTTCCTGTCTGACAATGAATTCTCCTCCAGGTCAACAAAAGCTCTTGAATCACCACATCCGGCACCAACTTTCTTGTAACCGTCAATGTGTCCTTCCTTTATCAGAGCATCTATTAAAGCACGTTTGAGGGTGTTGTTCTCATCGGTAGCGTATTGTCTTTCCGCCAGTCTCCATATTTTTCCATTCTGGTCTGTAACTTTGTTGTAGATGACACACCTTGCTGTCACCTTTCCTTCTTCATTGATCAGGTATGCCGCGCTTGCATCGACTGAATTCGTATAGAAATAATGCAGTTTCCTGTCTACCATGCAGGAATGAAAATCTCCTTTACAGCAGTCTGATGAATAGATTCTCTCAAAGTCTTTGTCAACATGCAGTTTATTCTTCGGTAACCTGCCGTGAGTATACACTTGCCAGTCCGCCGAGAATTCCTCGCACAGATAAGTCACTATCTGTTCAGGGAGGGTTCTGCCGAATTCTGTTTCCAGTATAAGGGAACGGTAGAGTTTTCCCGCTTTCATTTTAAACACCTTTCCTCCGTTTTCATGGTTAATGTAGCGGATTGATCTGGTATCCCCGTCTTTACACAGCCCTTTCAGTTCGTCCGTTTCAAAGTTCCTGGAGTAAAAGAAGTCTCCGTCCAGCTCCAAGACATAACGTAATGACATATCTGAGTGCCCGCTTATAATTATTGTCCGGGTAATGGTCTTCTTCAGTTCCGCCATTGAAGAAATATGAAGCAGCGTATAGTTGTTTGTCTCTATTGCTTCATGTAGTAATTTCTTGTTCCTGATATATGCCAGCAGTATCTTGTTTTTTCTGCTGCATACCCCGTTTCCATGCTTGATAATTCCAAACATGTCCTTGAATTCTTCATAATTTTTAAATTTGTAGTATAACATAATCTTTCTTGTTTTAAAATGTTGGTAAATAAAAAAGGAGGACACCACGTTGATTGTGATATCCTCCTCAGATATAATTCCGGTATGTTTCAACCGTCTCTCAAATGAATGGAATATGTAGTTCTTCCAGCACTTCCATTAACTTTTTTGCACCTTCTTTTGATGCTTCATTTCTTAGGTCCGTCCTTCTTTGAGGATCTGCATACACTTTCAATATCTCTACAATAGTCCTGAATAATGTCTGTTGTAGGGTTTGGTGAAATGTTGTCGTTGCAAGTGCGAATCGTTTTTCATTCCACCCGTAATCATTCAAGGCCCTTGCCAATTCCTGTGCCGCCTTGAACTCTCTGCTGTTTTCAATTTCAAATCTTTCCATTTTTCTTTCTGATTCGTTTTTAGTTAAAATATAGTTGCACTGACCGGCCATTTTTCTGCGTCAGTATCAATGAGCTGGTGTACATATTTATCTGACGGATATGCCTTTTCGGCTTTTAAAGTAGCTGCAATATAATTTGTTGCTTGTACTGTCAGCGAGGGCATCATTTCTATGAAGTCCTTGTACGTTTCCCCCTCTTCGGTAATTAAGGTATATTTGATTATATCGAAGGTGTAATGTGCCATACTTTATTCCTTTCCATTTTATTCAGAACCATTCCCGTTTTACTCACCGGTGTGCTCTGTCCGTTCATTTTCTTTTCTTAGCAACTGAAGTTCCACCTTCTCCGTATCAAATTCATAATTCATGCACTTTTTAAAGTTTCCCATTAAAAGAAGCAGGGGAAATAACATCCCGTGCCTGCAATTCCTTCCGTGCTCGTCTAGTGCTGATTTACAGGTGTCACAATGGTATATGTCCTGTATACATGTTACGCTCATATATTTTCTCCTTTCTGATTTTAATTCAACAAAAGAAGGGAGAAAGACCTTGTTTGTTATTTTTAGATCTTTCTCCCTTCATAGGATTTTTAGATGTTCCGGTTTATCTCAGAAACCATCCGTAATTTTCAGTGTCTTCCCCTCTCAAGGCTTTCTGAATGCCCACTGCAAAGTCTGTGGCGTTCTGATTCCTTTCGAGGAATTTGTCAATATAGGACTGTTTGGCCGCCTCGTTAAGAAGCTGCATCAGGTCCCAGCATGAAATTTTTGCTCTTCCGCGTAAGCCGAAGTTAGGGTTGTCAATATAGCCTTTGGTGGCTGCATTGATGTTTGAATCACCTAAGATAACTTTCGGTAATTCTTTCATTTGTGATGCCGGTAATACCTGGTAAAGTCGTAAACGTCCGATTATTTGGCAGAACTGTTCCTGGGATATTATTGTTCTTCCCAGATTCTCAAGAAGCCTCAGATTTTGTTCGGGGTTGAATTCCCGGAACAGTTTTAGTGCGGCTATATAGATATCCGTATCGCCCATCACTTCCAAACGTCCTGTCAAGCCGTCACATGTCAGCATAAGATTGCTGCATACCCTGACTCTCCATCCGATAAAGATTTTAAATTTTTCAGGGGATTTTTTTCCGTACAGGTTCTCTTCGTTCAGGCTTCTTACGCCGCCGATACAAAGATGCACTTCCTCACCGTTCATTTCCCGACATATGGTTCGGATATGAAAACAGAATGCCATTCTCTGATAATAGATGGTTTCGTCTTCAGGTTTGAGTTCTTCCTTCCTCTTTGTCAGTGCGGAAGGATGTCTGCCTAAAATCTTGTGTGAGACTCTGATTTCCGTATTACCGAAAGTTTCTCCTGCAAAAAACATGCATGCCGCCTCCTCGATACGATGTATAAAAGTCTGGTGGCTGATTGTAAGCTGATTGTCTCCAAAGCTGGGTACAATACAGTTCGTTTCCAGTTCTTCAAGTGTAATGCCTGAAGTGTTTGATTCAATAAAATTGGGATGTTCCTTCTCCTGTTCCTTTTCTGATACGATTACTGCATCTTCGATAAAGGTTGAGTTGATCATGCCCATTCTTGTCCTCCTTGTGGATGGTAATAATAAATTGGTTGTTTCCATATTTTTATAGTTTTTAATTAGTTAATAAAATCCGATAAAAGAAAAAGCCAAGAGGTTCATTTCTTTGCTTTTACAAATATTCCTCTTAGCTTCTTTATTCCCTTGAGTATGGATGTGGTTACCTCAAGGATTGTTATAATTACGTCCTGTGCCTTATCATAATCCATTCACTAGACGTTCTATGGGTTTTCAGTTGCTACATTGCCTGTATCAACTTTACTTGCAGCATCCTTTTTCTTCCTTTTGCTGCTGTATTTCTCTACAAGTTCCACAATAGTTGAACCTGCCACAATGATCTCAGCAATGTATGCTGCGATTCTGATTCCTTTCATTAAATGTTTCATTTTCTCTTGGTTTTTGTTGTTGGTTAATAATATTTTCTTGTTCTCTTGTCTTTTATTCTCATTTCTTATTCTTGTCATATATAAGGGTTTAAGGTGAAGAGGGAAGGAGAAGAAAAAAATAAAGAGCCGTTATCAAGATTCTTCGTCCTGACTTGGCTCTTTGATAGGCTGTCATACTTTCATTACCCAGACTGTAGCTGTGATAATTACCGATACCGCTGCTATCCTTCGAATTGAATCTCCCAATGATCTTCTAGGTATTGGGGTCAACCCGGAAATTGTTTAATCTTATATGAAGCTTATGTGCACCATTTAGTACTGATGCAATCTCTGTACTTCAATTTATTCTCATCTATAAGAGTTTGAGGGGGTGAGAGAGGGAGAAAATTATAAAGAGAAGAGAAATTATAAGAACTACTCTTTTAACTATACATACTGAAAAACATCTTCTTTGATAATCTGAATCATTTTAATTACTTTTATAGCAAACAAAAAACAGCTAGTTATAAATAATAACAAAAATCAAATAATCCGCTTAAAATTGGAGATGAAAGAAATATGCGAATAAGTACTGTATATTCCCTCTGCCATAAGAAGCGTAAAAGAATAATTAGGAATCTTACCCACCCAATAGTCAACTAGCATTATAACAGAAATAGCAGATATGGAATCATGGTAAAGTTTCAATCCACACACCTACATGAGGTGTGACTTTAACTATCTGACACTGCAAGCTGATGTGATTGAGTTTCAATCCACACACCTACATGAGGTGTGACTGTATTTAGCGCTGTAGGTGCACGGGGACTGTATGTTTCAATCCACACACCTACATGAGGTGTGACCTTCTTGGTGATGGTGACGATAGACAAAGACGTGATGTTTCAATCCACACACCTACATGAGGTGTGACCATTGGTGCTACGCCTGCTTTCCAGTTCGGAGTGTTTCAATCCACACACCTACATGAGGTGTGACTGCTGGTAAGTCAACGCTGGTGCAGCGATTGTCGTTTCAATCCACACACCTACATGAGGTGTGACTCGTCTATGGTGCGCTTGGCGATGATGTGATGAATGTTTCAATCCACACACCTACATGAGGTGTGACGGAGTTCGTATTCGACCTTACCGCAGATAAGTTTGTTTCAATCCACACACCTACATGAGGTGTGACTGATTGCGTAAGACCGGACCTTCTCGAAACGGTGGTTTCAATCCACACACCTACATGAGGTGTGACAATCGAGATGCTTGTGGAGATGGTAGAGGCGTTGTTTCAATCCACACACCTACATGAGGTGTGACCTTGCCATTGTGTCAAGGTTGGAAGCAGATGGCGTTTCAATCCACACACCTACATGAGGTGTGACCATCGCTCACCCCGCATCTGTGGGACACGGGCTGTTTCAATCCACACACCTACATGAGGTGTGACGTCAAAGTTCCGTACGACTGTATCGTAGTAGACGTTTCAATCCACACACCTACATGAGGTGTGACAAATGGCGGGATAGTATTTAACTACAAACCACGTGTTTCAATCCACACACCTACATGAGGTGTGACGCGAAGTTCATGAGGGAGATAGACAACATCCGTGTTTCAATCCACACACCTACATGAGGTGTGACATTCACCACCTGTGTGCGAAAGGGACGATAGATGTTTCAATCCACACACCTACATGAGGTGTGACGACCCGCCCAACGTCCGGTACGGTTAGCTCCGTAGTTTCAATCCACACACCTACATGAGGTGTGACTCATAGTAGTGGGCATCTTATATAATAAGGTGGTTTCAATCCACACACCTACATGAGGTGTGACGCCGCACCGTGGGAGACAAAGGGTCTCAGTCTGAGTTTCAATCCACACACCTACATGAGGTGTGACACCGCAGCAGGGGTGACAATAACACAGGCGAAGGTTTCAATCCACACACCTACATGAGGTGTGACCGTATATACAGGAGGTCATTACATGGAAAGATGCGTTTCAATCCACACACCTACATGAGGTGTGACAACAAGAGGTAGTCAAATCAAAATCAAAGTCACAGTTTCAATCCACACACCTACATGAGGTGTGACAGTGTTTGGAGTGTAGAAAACAAAGACAAAGAGTTTCAATCCACACACCTACATGAGGTGTGACTTTGCGTAGAAGTTTACGCAACTAACAACGAAGGTTTCAATCCACACACCTACATGAGGTGTGACGTCAACGCTAACAATATTACCAAATACTACATACGTTTCAATCCACACACCTACATGAGGTGTGACGAGACACCAATGTTCGAAGGTGGAGTAAGCCAAGTTTCAATCCACACACCTACATGAGGTGTGACTAAAAGTGGCTCAAACAGAAACACAACGAGAAGTTTCAATCCACACACCTACATGAGGTGTGACCCTATGCTGGATAACATATTATCAGCCAGCAAGTTTAATCAATTATTATGCGAATCGTTACTACTTTTTCGATTTCACAACCCAAAACTGCTCTATAAATAAATTAATCTACTGATTTTTAACACCTGCGAAATTACTATTTTTTTTGTAACACTACATATTCGCAAACATTATATAATAAGAGCATCATTTATTTTATAAGCAGTCTCAACACCTACCACTTCCACTCTATTATTTTCATTTTTACTGAGAACATAAAATCTAATACTATCAAGAGACATATCAATAAGACTTTTGATTCGTTCTTTCAAGAGACAATATTGTGCTTCTGTCACCTTACACTCAAAGACTGAATTCTGTACCCTTTGTCCATAATCCATACAGGCTTTAGCCACACACCTCAAACGACGTGCCCCTTCTTTGCTCGTAGTATCAACATCATAAGTTATAAGAATGTACATAATTACAAATCATTTTATTAGGAACACTGGATAATTATCAATATCTTGCCTAATATATCTTGCCATCAACATAGCTTGTACATAAGGCAGAAGTCCTATTTCTATCTTTTCATTAAGATAAGGGTGAATTATCATCTCCCGTTTCCTACCCTGCCACGCAGAGATAAATATTTTCTTTCCTTTATCAGTCATAACAACCCCATTATCACCTTGAAACAAAAAATCCTTAGCCGTTATCTGCCTTTTGTTAATCAACGACAAAACAAAGCGATCTCCAAGATAAGCACGTAATTCCTCCATCATATCTAAAGCCAATGATGTACGCCCCGGTCGAAGTGTATGAAGAAATCCTACATATGGATCAAGACCAATAGTTTCGAGTGCAGCAGAAACATCATTAGCTATCAAAGTATAAGCAAAAGACAACATAGCATTCACTGCATCCTTAGGAGGACGACGGTTACGACCATAAAACGGGAAATCAACTTTCTGATTAAGTATCAAGACAGGCAATACTTCAAAATAGGCATTTGAAGCCATACCTTCATACCCTATTAACGTTGTCTTATCTTGAGCCACCAGTACATCACGTTTAGCATGTTCCAATACATATATCGCCCGATTGACATCCTCATTTTCACCATAATCACGAATATATCTCCTCAATATATTACGATAATTTTGTATTTTACCGCCAATCATCAGTTGTGACACATGCAATGACCACGATTCATCATCAGACAATTGGTATTGTTTCTTGCGCAACAATACATTTCCCTTCACTGTACCTTGTACCCTGCTGATAAATCGACCGTGTGGAGAAAGAAATGTAAGCGATATCCCATTGTCACTACACAATTTCATCACACCGGGACTTGCCCCCATGTATCCAAATGTCACAATACCTTCTATGTTAATGGCTGGAATACGGAACAATTCTTCCTGCTTGACAGAAACAACGATATTCATCCCATCCTTACTAAGGTATGCTTCCGGCGTTGTCACATATAAAATATTCAAGAGTTTTCTCAT